AACTTTTCGCCTGTTTTTATTAACATTTTTGCGCCTGTTATTGTTTCACGTGGAACAACCTGTTATTAATGTTTCACGTGAAACGAAGTGCTAACAGATATTAATTTTATTCTTTAAGATTTCTTAACAGAAAAAATTTGGTGGTTATTGAAAAAAGCTGTATCTTTGCATCGTGTTTAAGAAACATATAAGTTTAACAATTAAATTAAGGTAATTATGAACGAAAATTTTAATGAGACAGTTTTTAACTGTATTACAAGTGTTAACGCATTGATGACTAGTAACGAAGTTGCCAAAGACGATAAAGCGGTTATTAAGTTGAACCGCTTTAAGAAATGGCTCAATGAGTTTGCAGCTGCAAACGGTATGAACGAAGTTAAGTAAGTTCACACCACAGGTAACACGAAGTTTAACGTTAAATAAGTTATAAAGTTATGCCAAAAGGTTTTAGTTTTGCTAGTACTTTTAATAAGACTAGTTTCGGTATTGATACAACCGATTTTCCATTTGTTAAGTTGATCGACATCTACAACAGCGAGAAAGACGGTGGCGGTGATGTAGTACACCCTATTAACGGTATGTACGTTCACAAATCACAGTTAGGCGATTCACCTGTAATTATTGACGCTGAAAACAAGCGTTTGGTAAACTTACCACAATTCACAGGTGACACGGTGCGAGAGATTCTTGCAAACACTGAGGCTGTAGATTCTATCAAAGCGAATAAGGTAGGTTATACTATCTACGAATATGAATCACACGCTAAAAAGTGCTACGGTATCACATTCGTGGATAAGTAGAAGTTGTTAGTGTAAAGGTTGGTTTCACAGGGACGGGCGAATTAAATTTTGTTCGTCCCTGTCTTTGTTTAATTTAAATCTTTCTTAAAATGTCAAAACAGAATCCTATAGGTTTTACAAACAAAACGTTTGCACTTACTAGCAAAGTGCAATTAGATAAGCAAATATTAACTGCTGTAGAATCACGTGGCTATTTGCGTAAAGAGATTGCACGTGTATTTCAACAGGCAAACAGGCGCATACAAAACGTTGAGAAATTGGGTATCGTTTCGCCTGCTGTTGTTGCCCTTAACAAAGGCAATATAACAGGTTTCACTAAATTCTCTATGCGTCACAGTTGGGAAGATTTAAAGATTGAGTACTCAAAAGCGGTCTCTTTTTTACGTCAGCCTACTTCTACAGCTACGGGTACAAAAGAATATGCTGAACACTTGAAAAAAGCCTATGATTTGGACGATAAAAGTTTTGCCCTTATGCAAGATAAGTTAATGGGCAAAATTGCTAGTGTTTCAGATGAGCGTTTTTTGGAACAATACTTAATGCAATATAAAGATTTTACAGGCGAACTAGAACAGGAATCCAAAGACGTTTCAGACCAAATCGAAGATGATGCGGTAAAGATTGAAAATGCCTTAGATGATGCCTTAGAGCAAATCGGCAATGACCCAAACGCAGAAGCATTTATAAATGATGTAGATTCCTATAACACAGATGAACCGTTAAAGCGTATATTAGACGAATTTAAAAAATTTGGCTTATAATGAAAAAGATTCCTTTTGCACTACATACAGAAACGTTCACACCGAAAGACATACAAAAAGTTTTGGCTTTGGCTGTGAACGATAAGAATTTTACAGGAAACAATAAGGGCGAAAAGTTCTTAAACGTTCCTGTATCTTTCGATATAGAAACTACATCTTTTTATCGTGACGTGGACGGCGAAACATATACCTATGACCGTTACATAAAATTAGGTGGTAAGCAAACCAAAATGGAAAAATGTTCTTTAATGTACGTTTGGCAATTTGGAATAAACGGTTATTGTATTATCGGGCGCACGTGGGACGAATTTATAACTATGTTAGAAACAATATCAGACGCTTTAAACCTGTCTGAAAAGAAACGCATTATTATATACGTTCATAATTTGGCTTATGAGTTCCAATTTTTCAGAGAGTTATTGCAATGGGCAAAGGTTTTTTCATTAGACCTTAGAAAACCTATTTACGGAATCACAGAAAACGGAATAGAGTTTAGATGTAGTTATTTGCTGTCGGGTTATTCACTTGCAAAGTTAGGCGAACAATTACACAAATATAAATGTGAAAAGTTGGTGGGTGATTTAGATTACAGCCTGTTACGTCACAGCAAAACACCGTTAACACAAAAAGAAATGGGTTATTGCTTGAACGATATTAAAGTAGTTATGTGCTATATACAGGAATTAATCGAACAATACAAAAATATTACCCGTTTGCCGATAACAAAGACAGGCTTTGTGCGCAAATATTGCCGGTCTGTGTGCTTTAAGACAACAGACCCCGAAACAGGTAAAACGGTACAGAATTTTAAGTATTTGGATAAAATCCATAACTTAAATATAACAGGTATGGAAGAATTTGAAATGCTGCAAAGGGCGTTTTCGGGTGGTTTCACGCACGCAAATGCAAAATATACAGATGAGGTAATAGAAAACGTAGATAGTTACGATTTTACTAGTAGTTACCCCTATGTGATGGTAAGCGAGAAATTTCCTATGAGTACAGGTGTATTTGTTCCTGTTAAGTCTATGAAACAATTTGAGTTTATGACCTCAAAATATTGCTGTGTCTTTGACGTGGAATTTACCAACATCTTTGCAAAGTCGGATAATGAAAACCCAATATCTGTTAGTAAGTGTTTCGTAAAAGAAAACGTTTCAGAAAATAACGGACGTTTGGTGTGCGCAAGTAAAATCTGTATGACTATCACGGAAATAGATTACAAAGTGTTTTCTCAGTTCTATATGTGGGAATCTGTGAGAATCGGCAAAATGATTTGTTACCGAAAAGAATATTTGCCCACAGAGTTTATAAAATCTATTTTGCACCTGTATGAAATGAAAACGAAACTAAAAGGTGTAAAGGGCAAAGAGGTAGAGTATTTAAATAGCAAAGAAATGCTGAATAGCTGTTACGGTATGAGTGTAACAAACCCTTTGCGTGATGAAATCGTATGTGATGGTGAAACGTGGGACGTTGAACACTTGACAGGCGAAAAACGCTTAGAGGTGCTGAATAAGTACAATGACAGCAAAAACCGTTTTCTTTTCTATCCGTGGGGAATCTATGTAACAGCCTATGCACGTAGGAATCTGTTTACAGGTATAGCGGAATGCGGTGACGATTACATATATAGCGACACAGACAGCGTAAAAATAAAAAATGGTGAAAACCATAAAGAGTATTTCAAAGCCTATAACGATTTGGCACAGCAAAAATTGCGTGCAGCCTGTAAGTTCCACAAAATACCATTTGAAAAAGTTGAGCCTGTCACTATTAAGGGGATAGCAAAACCTTTGGGTGTTTGGGACTATGAAGGACAGTACAGACGTTTTAAAACTTTGGGCGCAAAACGCTATATGGTACAGGAAAAAGGAGCGTTAACGGTAAACGGAAAAGATTACGATTACAGTTTGACGGTATCGGGTGTTAATAAGAAATCCGCTATACCCTATATGTTAGAAACATTTGGGGAAAATGGAATCTTTGACGCATTTACAAACTATCTAGACATACCCCCATCTGCAACAGGTAAGAATATACACACCTATGTAGATTACGAACAAAGTGGAACTATTACCGATTATTTGGGGACGGTTTCAACTTATGACACAAAGACAGGGGTACATCTAGAACCTACAGGGTACACTTTGAGTTTGTCAGTACTTTATATAAATTATTTAATGGGAATCAGATTAAAGAAAGAATAATATGAAACAGAAGAAAGAAAAGGTGGAAACACCTAAATTTTATTCTTTGTCTAGAATCTTAGCAAAGAACGCAGATTATAACGTTATCTTTGGTGAACGTTCAAACGGCAAAACTTATGCTACCTTATTGTACGGTATCAAAGAATATTTGCGCACAGGAAAACAAATGGCTTATATTCGTAGATGGCGAGAGGATTTAAGGGGCAAACGTGCCGAAAGTTTGTTTGCGAACCACGTTTCAAACGGTGTTATCGAAGAACTCACAAACGGCAAATTTAACGAAGTATTTTATGTTTCGGGCAAATGGTTTCTTTCAAGCTATGACCCCGAAAATAAAAAACGTGTACCCGATAACGTGCCGTTCTGTTTCGGTTTCTGTCTGTCAGAACAGGAACACGAAAAAAGTAGTAGTTACCCGAATATAACTACTATAGTTTTCGATGAGTTTTTGACAAGACGTTATTATTTGCCCGATGAGTTTATGCTGTATATGAACCTGTTAAGTACTATTATCAGACAGCGAAACGATGTTAAAGTGTTTATGTTGGGTAACACCGTGAATCAGTTTTGCCCATATTTTACAGAAATGGGACTGAAACAGGTGCGAGTGATGGAACAGGGAACAATAGATATTTATAAATTCGGTGAGCACGGTGCAACCGTGGCTGTAGAGTATTGTAGTACTATTGTTAAGCAAAAAGCGAGTAACAAATATTTCTGTTTCGATAATCAAAACTTGCAAATGATTACGGGCGGTAAATGGGAACTTGCTGTTTATCCCCACCTACCTGTTAAATATACCCCGAAAGATGTACTTTTCGTTTTCTACATACAGTTTAACGAAATGACGTTACAGGGTAATATTATACAGGTGGAATCCTCAGACGGTGTTAATAACTTTATGTATATACATAACAAAACAACACCGATTAAGGACACGGAAAACAGTTTGATTTATTCCCTTTGTATGAACGGAAAACCAAACTACAGACGCAAATTGTTATCTACAGCTAGTTATGTAGAATCTCAGATAACGAAGTATTTCGCCACGGATAAGGTATTTTATCAGAATAACGAAATCGGTGAAATTGTGCGTAACTATTTAATGGCTAGTAGTAGAAGTAACATTATTACTTAATATCTGTTAAAACAGGGAAAAAAGTGTTTCACGTGAAACATTTTCCCTGTTTTTATTTGGTAGTTTCAGATATTTTGTTTATCTTTGCACCATTAAATAACAAAGTTAAAATTTGCTGTATGGAAGTAAACGAAATCATATCGTTAATTAGTAACGTTGGTTTTCCTGTAGCTGTCTGTATCGCCCTTTTCTTTTATATGGAGAAACAGAACGAAAGACATCAGAACGAAACCGACAAGTTAAATGAAACAGTACAGAGTAACACGAAAGTGTTAACTGAACTTTGTACGTTAATTAAAACACTTGTAAAGTAATGAAAAAAGAGAATCTTTATAACTTGTATCAAACACAGGTAAAAGACAAAGATACAGCCTTAGACACGTTCTTTCAGCGAGTTCTTTGTATGACCTCAAAGATGTTTGAGTACACAGGTTTACCCGATTCGATTCCACAGGTAGAACTTGAAAAGATTCTGCAAACTAGTGGAAATGTAGGAATCGCAAAAGTTAACGGTGAACTGTATGCACTACAGGGAAACAGGGGTGGCGAATGTGATGCTTATTACAGGGGAAAAGATTTTATTGTTGCAAATCCGTGGTTAAAGTTGGATAAAACCTACAGAATCGATTCCGATATAGTAGTTATCAATAACACACCGTTTGCGGATTCAATTCTACCTGTTATCGGGAAATATGGTGTACTTTACACAGACGCAGTTATAACTTTAAATATGACTAGCGTTTTAACTAGAATCACTATGCTTATATCTGCTAGTGATGATAAGACGAAACAAAGTGCAGAATCTTTCTTGAAAAAGATTTTGGACGGTGATTTCTCAGTTATCGGTGAAAATGCCTTTTTCAAAGGTGTTAATATGCAAACCCCACCGACACAGAGTAACCAACAGATAACACAGCTTATAGAACTGTTGCAGTACTACAAAGCTAGCCTGTTTAACGATTTGGGTTTGAACGCAAACTATAATATGAAACGTGAGCGTTTGAACACACAAGAGGTATCAATGAATATCGATGCGTTAATGCCTTATGTTGATTCAATGTTAACAGAACGTGTTGATGGTGTTAAGCGAGTTAACGAAATGTTTGGTACGGAAATATCTGTAACACTCGGTTCTAGTTGGAAGATTGAGCACGAAAACTATTTATCGTTACTCAAAGCCACAGAAGATGGACACGAACACACCGAAACAGAAGATGTTGACCCTGTAACCGAAAACGAAAATGAGGAAACAGAGGAAACAGAAGAAACGCAAGAAACAGAAGAAACGGAAACAGAAACAGAAGAAACAGAAGAAACAGAAGAAACAGAAACGGAAACAGAAGAAATAGAAGAAACAGAAGAGGAAAAGGAAAACAAAGATGAAAATTAAAGAATTTTTCACGGTGGATAACGGTTTGTTTGAAACCATTTTTGAGCCTAATTTTCCTGTTTTGTACAAATCAATTTTCGGGGAAGATACACCAAACTTAATCGATATTGATTTGCGTTTCAAATATGGAAATAGGGAACTAGTTGACGCTATCACAAACGAAACTGCAACCGATATTATTAAAGGTATTATTACAGTTAAGTTTAACGAATGGCAAAAACAGATTCAAGTGTTTAATAATGAATATGATGTGTTAAACCCTGTGACATCAAAGGAAACAGTTACCGAAAGTAATACCGTTGACGAAACAGGAAATAATAACACTATCGATTCAAGTGTAACTTTTAACAATGGAGATTTCGGCAATGACACAAAACAGCAAAGAGATTCCACAGGGAACAGACAAGAGACACGCACGAAGACAAGTGTTAAGAATGGCGTTCCGTCTAGCGTTCCTATTAGTGAAATTATTCAAAAAGAAATGAATCTCAGAAAGACCAACTTTAAAACACAGGTGGTAACAGAGATTGCAAAAGAAATTAGTTTAGATATTTATTAATTCTTAAATTTTATATAAAATGGAAGTAAAGCAAATTTATACGCTTATTAATAGCGTTTCATCTGAGGTTTTGGGTAAAACCGATTTGGTACATGAAGACCTCACAGGTATCGTTGATTTGGGCAATGAGATTTTTAATCAAAATGCCGTTGACAATTACGTTAAATCACTTGTAAACCATATTGGTAAGGTGGTTTTCGTTAACCGTCCATATTCGGGCAAAGTTCCATCTGTTTTGATGGATGCGTGGGAATTTGGTTCTGTTTTGGAAAAGATTTCAGCAGACGTTCCACAGGCTGAGGAAAACGACACGTGGAATCTTACAGACGGTAAAGAGTACAAACAGGACGTTTTCCACAAACCGACAGTTTCCGCTAAGTTCTTTAACTCAAAGGTAACTTTTGAGGTTCCCGTATCTATCACAGAAAGACAGGTTAAGGAATCCTTCAGCAGCGCAGCACAGTTGAACGGTTTTCTGTCTATGATTTATAACGCTGTTGAGAAATCAATGACGATTAAGACAGACGCTTTGGTTATGCGTACCATTAACAATATGATTGCAGAAACTTTGGACGCAGATAAAACCTCTTTTGGCTTTGTTCCATCTTCTCACGAAACCGTGGACTACAGTTCTGCTAGTACTGTTAGATGCGTAAACCTGTTGAAACTGTATAACGATAAGACAGGTACACAGCTTACAGCAGACGCAGCAATTACCACACCCGATTTTATCCGTTTTGCAGCATATACAATGGGTTTGTACTCAGACCGTTTGCAGACCATTTCAACCCTGTTTAACGTAGGTGGTAAGGAACGTTTCACACCAAAGGACGTTTTGCACACAGTTCTTTTGTCAGATTTTGCAGCAGCAGCAAAAACTTACCTGTACGCCGATACGTTCCACGATGAGAACGTTCTGTTACCAAAGGCTGAGACCGTGGCAAGTTGGCAAGCTACAGGCAAAGATTATGCCTTTGCACACGTTTCAAAGATTGATGTGAAATCGGCTAGCGGTGCAACCGTTTCTGTAAGCGGTGTACTCGGTGTTATGTTTGACCGTGACGCTCTCGGTGTTACTAACTTAGATAAGCGAGTAACAACAAACTATAACGCAAAGGCTGAATTTTTCAATAACTATTACAAGTTTGACGCAGGTTATTTCAACGACACAAACGAAAACTTTGTAGTGTTCTTTATTGCCTAATTTGGGTTGTTTAACTGTTGATGGGTGTTTTCCTGTAGTTGATATCGCAGGAAACACCCTTTTAAACTTTAAGGGTATGATTAAAATTAAAACTTACAACTATGACGGTAAACCGAATAAAGTAAACAAAGCCCTACAGGAAAACAGCGAGTACACAGGATTGTTAAATGCTAGTTTCAACGTCTTAACACCTGTAGTAAGATTTAGAACTCGCACACCTGTAACTTTTAATTACGTTTATATCGAAAGTTTAAACCGTTACTACTTTGTTAAGGAATTGACACAGGACGGAGATTTATGTACGGTACGTTTAAAGGTTGATGTACTTTTCACCTACAAAGATAAAATACTCGCTAGCAGTGGAACGTTAACACAGGGTGAAAACGTTAACAAATATCTTTCAAACCGTGCAAACGTGGTGGACGTTCGCCCGAATGTTAGAAAGTTAGATTTTCCTAATAAGGAACTATTGAACGAAACAGGTAATATTGTAATGGTAACTATAAAAGGTAATAAGTAATGGCAAGTTATAAAATTAATTATCACTTAACAAATTGCTCTACTACAGCAGCTAGTAGTGTTAATTATGATACAGATGGTGATATAGCGAGTTTTTGTGGTAAAGCTGTGGACGGTTGTTATTTTTTGCCAAACGACGGAGATAACAATTATATTTCCCGAATGCGCAGTGGTTCTATAACAATTACGCATTTTAATCTGTCACGTGTTTCTGCTAGCGATGACGCAAAAGTTATTAGCGGTTCTATTGATGGTATTTCGTCAGATGGCAAATATTTTTCAAAACGTTTAACGTTTGGTGATACCAACACAGGCGAAATGGAATGTTACTTAAATGCACGTGGTGGCACACCTACAGTTAAAACACTGAATATAATAAATAACGTTTCGGGTACAAATGCCGTTTCGGTGCAAAACGATACAAATTTCGATATAACGTTGACAGGTGACACAGACGGAACTTTTACGGTTGCCCCTGTAGTTACTTACAAAAACAGGTATCACGAAACAGTACAGGGAACTATGAACGTTAACGGTAACGTAGCAACATTTAGTGTACCTGTAGAAACAAACGAAGAGGTAACAATTAACGGAACGTTCACCCCAAAACCGAAAGAGTTAACAATAACAAACCACGTTTCGGGAACTACTGCAAACTATGTGCAAAACGGTGAAAATTTCGATATTACGTTGACAGGTAACACAGATGGTAGTTACACTGTTGTACCTGTAGTTTCTTATAGAAACGAAAGTGGAACGGAAACAACAGGAAATATGAACGTTAACGGTAAAATAGCAACATTTAGTGTACCTGTTGCCACAAATGAAACCGTAACTATTACGGGTACGTTCACACCCGAAACACCACAGAAAGACGTTCCTGTTACTTATGCGTTGACAAATTGCACCGTTTCACCACAGCCACAGACAGTTAAAACAGGTAGCACGTTAAATTTGACTGTCACACCGCTTACAAATTACAATTTAGATTCGTGCAATCTTATTTGGAATGATGGAACGAAAGATGTTACCATAAGTGTTACAGGTGGTGTAATTTCGTTTCCTGTGCCCGATTCCTGTGTGTCTATAAGCGTTAAAGCGGTGGCTAGTATAATAACACCTGTTGGAAGAAATTACGGTGCTATAAACGTTTATTGCGTGACGCTTGACAATTTGGACGCATTTTCTAAACAGCGTTTCTTTGAGATAAAAGACGATACACAGGGAATCTATGAGGAGGTTAATTTGGGAATCTATGTAAATCGTATCAAACGCATTTTTACAAACGTTCCTGTATCGGGTACAGATTCTTTGCGGTGCGGTAACTACAACACAGGTATAACGGTACAAACCCCCGAAAAGGACGTTATTTTGCTAGATTTTGGTGATGTGACGTTAACAGGTTTGAACGGTGATTCGGAAGACTATAACGCACAAATTTCGGTATTTATTCCGTGCCGTGGCTTTGTTGCTGTAGATAGTAAGTATATCGGTAAAACGGTAAACCTATCTTTCAAAGTGAACGTTATAACAGGTGATGCGGTTGCGTTTCTGTCCTGTGATGGTGTTGTATTTCAGTTAGAAAGTTTTTCTTTGTCACGTGATGTTATTTACAAAACAGGTACAACAGAATTAAATATCATAGGTGGTACACAATGGGACGAACAAATTTTGTACGGTTTAGAACCTTATGTTATTATCACGCAGAACACTACAATAAATAAGCCTGTGAACAATACACAGGAATCCGTAACAATCGGGGACGTAACAGGCTATGCACAGTTTGAAAACGTAGATTTGAACACGGTTAATTTGTTGGTAGATGAGTATAACACCATTATTTCAGAACTTGAAAACGGTGTTTATCTATAAAAGAAAAGGGACGGTAATAAATGCCGCCCCTTTTTCTTATTTGCTGTAAAATTCGTTCATTAAACCTTTCTTATAAAGGAAATCAAAACATCTGTTTTTGATACCCGTTTCTGCATCTAAACAGTTAGAAAGATATTCAACTACTTTCTGCTGTGCCTGTAGCGTATCGATTACAGAGTTAAGCAATAAACCGTTATTGCCTGTAGTGTTTTCTGCTACAAACTTTAAATTATCAATGGAAACTGAAATAGAATCCTGTAAAACCTTAAAACCTTTTTGCATAACTTATTTCTTTTCTAAGTTCATAATAATCTGTTGACGTGGTTTACCGTTTCGTGGTGCCACCGAAACGTGATACCAAAAACTTTTAGAGCCTTTGCGATGTTCTTTAATAAGTTGGTCGAAACCCCCTGTTTCTCTCAAAACCTTTTCCAAAGATTCCATATCGGCACAAATCAAATCCGCAGCTAAACCTTTTTGGTGTTGACTGTTAGAAACACCCCCTACAGCCTTATTTAACACAGGACATCTAAAACCGCTAGAAATCAGAATCGGTTTACCTACCTTTTCACGGATAACGTCCAAATAATCGGCTAACTTATTCAAGTTATCCACTACCTCAAAAGATGGGGTGTTATCAATCCCCAAACGTTTTGCGGTTGCTGAGTTTAAGAACTCAGACAAACTAAAATACTTAATCTTTTTCATATTTCTTTTCTGTTGGTGAAATTACAAACCATTTACGGCTATCTTTGTGTGTCGGGAATCTACCTTTAACAGTTATAGAACAATCCCCCGAAAGATAGTCTATTTTGTTGTTAAAGAACTCGCTTACTTTGTCAGAACGTACCATATAAACGGTAACGTTATTAACCTGTTTCAAAGTGATTTTAAAATAACTATGTTCCATATTTATATGTGTTTATGCCTGTGAGTGTTACCTCACAGGCTGTTAATATTAACCGATTCTTTCGGCTGTAAACTCATAACGTACAGTTTCAATGTACTCACCGCTATATATGTTTGTTACAGTTACAAAACCGTAACCAATAGCGTAAATATCTACGATGTTGCTTTTGTAAGCATACATCGTTTTAGGATAACGTACACCCTGTATAGAGATTCGATTCATATTATAAATGCCTGTTAGCATTTTATTAATATGATTTGCTACATCGTCCATATTACCGTTTATAACAGTAGTTGGAAATGGAATATCTTTTGTAAAACGTGTGCCGTTACAATGTGAGTCACTGTTTGCCTTTACTGTAATAATATACTTTGCCATAATTTTTTATAATTTAATTGTTTTACTTTGTTTCTTAACTCTGATGCAAAGGTACGACTTTTTCACGAAACCACCAAATTATTTTTGTTAATAGTTCTTAAATTAAGAATTTTAATCTTTTTAACAAAACGTTTCACGTGAAACATTAATAACAGGTTGTTCCACGTGAAACAATAACAGGCGCAAAAATGTTAATAAAAACAGGCGAAAAGTT